AGATTTGCCAGATGCATTGTCATACGCTTGTCGCTCAAGTTCGCTTTTATGCACGCGATACCCGATCCACCAATCAAGTAAGGTGGGACATGCGTTCATCCAAGATATAGGGTCATCAATGCCGAGGTCTTGGCATATCGAAAATGCCCAAGCTAGTCGATGGTTTTTATCGAACTGCTTCGCTATTTTTTCGATACGCCGAGGATCTTTCCCTCGCGGGCAGTGACCCACTCTTCGATGACACTGACGATCACATCAATCTTGAGTGCATCAAACTCCATCAATTCTTTCAGGTCAGATTCCTGAAACAAAGGTTCGCCGTTTTGATCACACAGATGGTCAATGACCGTATACAGTCTAGCTTTACGGAGAGCTTCCCTAGAAACTTGACCGTCTTTTCCATACAAAGAAGCAAGCCTCCTAGACCTTTGGAACTCGGACACTGGTTTTACCCAAGCGTCCTGTCCAAAAACCTTCTTCGGTAGCTTCTCTGGCTTTGTGCAGACTAACTCATCCAATAATTGCTTCTTCGTCAAGCTCATCATCATCTCCTTCTTCAAAAAACTCTGGTGGTAGTTCAGGTGGCTCCACTGACGCGACCGACTCGCGTTCCATTAGCTTCGCCACTTCTTCTTCGATCCACTTAGCTGTCACTGGGTCAGTTTTTTGGAAGAGAATTAGCTTGCAGCCTTCTTTCCATCCAATCAGCCCAATTTTTTGACGCTTATCGCCTTCACAAAGAAAGACCCAGTACTGTTCATGTACCACTTCTTCCTTTGTCGCTAAATGAATCCCCACATGCGTTTCAAGTTCGATATGTTGAGACATGACTTCTCCTTGGTGGTGGTGGTGTTAGTCAGCTACTAGACGGATGGGCCTGTGGCGCCATCAAATACGAAAGTAACGGTGTGTTCCATCAATCCATTAATTTCAAGAGATCCGCCAGAAGATGACGAAACAAATCCAGAACCAGTAAGTGTGTATCCGCTATGAGTACCGTTTGAGTTAGTGGTAGGCACTGTCGGAACAGTTATTGTTAAAGTGTCAGTTTGCCCGTCTGGAATAACGAACGAACCAGTGCTTACGAAAGTCACCTGAACTTCGCCTGCATCAACAAGACCACCAGAAAGCTTCTTCATGAATCCGCCAGCAGCGTCGTTTAGGCAGCTTGCGTCAATGGCTTCAAGAGAAAACTCAGGAAGAGATACAGATCGCACGCATCCGATAGCACCAGTAAGTGTCATCGTGACGGTCGTTCCCTGTGCGTGATAGCCTTCAACAGCCATTTAATTACCCTATTTCCTTGCGTAGTTAATGATGTAATCTTGGGTACACCAGTACCCACGTTGGTCTGATCCATCGGCAGGCATGATCATTTCCCATGATGTACCTGAATCAACAGTCACTCCTTGGATCGGGTGAGTGCTGTCTGATGATGTGTAACCAACCAAAGCGTCTTCAATTGCTTCTTGAGCTTCTTCGGCTGCACCTCTTGAATCACACACTATGTCTATTTTAAGGCGTGACTCGTAAAGTTTTACTTGGCAGTTATCAATAGTTGCTCTTGCTGTTGTGTTCTCGATTGTCATAACCACAAATGGCAGGTCATCGTCTTGCGGAGGGTTATCTGCATAGATGCGTTGATTGACAATTGAATTAACTGAAGGCTCTGCACGAAGCATCGAAAGCAGTTGAGGAACTGGTCTCATCCGAATCCTCCACCTGTTCCGTTTACTTCATTCATGTCCACTTCCCAGCGTTTAAGTGCCTTAATGACAGCGTCACGCTGCTGTGAAATTGTTTTGTTTGCTGCTGGCCCCATGAAAGGTCTTGGTTTCAATGGTGCGCCACGCTGGGCGGCTGTTCTTCCTCCAGCTTGCTTGTATTTGACAAGTGCGTTTAGGTTAAGTTTCGTTTGCCACCACTTATGATTCGGCGCACCAGACGCCCTGCCATCTCTAGGTTCATGCGTGTGTGCAAAGTTCTTGTCTTTGTCAGATCCGCTGTTGTATCGAGGGCCGACAATCTGGCTTGAAAGAAGTCCTCCAGCTTTTCTGCTGATGTTTTTCTTTATGATTACCCCTTTGTCACCAAGCGATGGACTGTTTCTGCCACGCTTTTGGGCAACCCTCCTTGACCACTTCTTTCTTGTTCCAGTCTTTCTCGACATTCCAATAGTGGTTTGTGATCCACCATTTCTAATGTCATCTTGAGCTTGTTTTCGGATAATCGAGCCTGCATATCCAACAGCAGTCGGACAGACTTTTTTCAGGAACTCATCGCTAACTTTTTGCAGGTCTGCAACTAGGTCGGTAGCCGTCACTTGAACCCTTGTCCCGCGACCTCCACGCCCCTTCATCGTCCTAACAAAGCTTTCGACCTTTTTGTTTACCCTGTCTTTCTCGCTTGTCATTTGGTACTCCTCAGTTCAAGTCTCATAGTGAACCCGTCACCTGAAACATCGCGAACTGCTGTGATACCGTATGTCTTACCGTCGATAATGCAACGACTTTGGGATGTAATGTTTGCAGCATCCAGTTGTGGTTTATCGCCAATGGCAACCTTTTCAGTTGCCGATTTTGTCATCATGCCATCAACGATTTCACCGCCTGAAACGTCAACCAACTCGCATGGCCATGACTGCACTGCTGCTGTCCAAGTCCCTGTCGAATATGTAGTGTTTCCATACTCATCTTCTGCTGTCGGAGGGTTTTCTATCGTGGCAAGGTAATTCCTATGGCCAACCCTCTTTCGATTGAATCCTGTGACCTTTGGCATTACGGATACGAACTCCTGATCAATTTCTTGACTAGGTTCTCGTAGGTTCGGCCATCATTCGTGTTGACACCGTTCTCTTGGGCAGGGTCATAGTAGTATCGCCCAACCTCAACAAGAATTGCTTGCTTATAAAGCCTCGGCAAGCAGTCAGCACTTGTTACTCCGCAGGCAAAGTTGACAAACACTGTGTCTCGTTCGCTGGGGGTCAGTAGTGTCTCTGGCCAACCGTCATCGTCGTTAAGGCAAGTAACCGCATTTCGGCCACTGTCAAGAGAATACTGGTCGGCTGATAATGTTTGCTCTGCACCGTCTTCATCCAAGTAGGTGATCGAACTTATGGCAGTAGCACTTCCCATGTTCAACAGAATGGCTTTTCCCTCTTCTGGGAAACCATATTGACTCTGTTGCCACGTTGCCTGAACAAGACACCGCTCGATGTCTCGCTCAAGCTGTTCTGTAGCAGACTCAATCAGCCTTGTTATCAGATCGTTTTGTGCTGACCCGCTTACCCTTAGATGCGCCTTTGCCTCGTCCAGCGTCACCGCTAGGAACTGAGGACTTGACGTTCTTTTTAGAGTCCACTTCATCAGCTACGATCTCGATTGCTTTACAGTCTAATAGAGTCTTGATAATCCCTTCCCTAAGAGAAGAATCATCAATCACACGACCCGCCTCAAATCCGAGGCGAGTCTTTACAAAGATGTACCTACTCATTAGGTAATCGTGATCTTGGCAAGAACTTCTGGGTTAGCCACTTTGATGTCAATACGCTCCGTCGCGACAACACCGATTTGGTCTTGTTCCATATACAGCTCGTTCAGAGTCTTAAAGTTCAAAGCACGACGATCACCGAAGTAAGCACCAAGTCGCAAGTCACCAAAGACTGCAACCAATTCGCCGGAGGCAGGTGCAGATGGCAAGCAGCTAACTAGATTGACAGGATAACCGAGAAGGGTAGGTCGCTGACCTTCTTCTAGTTCTCTCATGCTGTTATTTCCGGCAGCGTTCAGAAGATCGCGGACGGCTCCATGGAACACGACTGGTGACATGTACCATTCGTTGACTGCACCGATAATCGGGTTGCCAATGCCAGACGAACATGCAGTCAGGTCGGTTAGTGCAAGTGCGCTAACAGATGCTACGTTGGTATCGTCAACGCTTGCATCGCCTGCAATGCCAGAAGTATTAACACCACCAGATACACCGTTGAAGAGGTTCTTGTCCTCTTCCAGTGCAATCGAGTATGCGATGCTGTCAACAACGACACTGAGCATGTCGAGAATCGAGTCCTCAGTAACCTCTGTTGACATCTTGACTAGTGCGGCAAGTTTCTTCGCAGCTAGCTGCACCTGACTGAAGGAAACAGAGCTGTCCGAGATGCTCGCTGCCTCATTTGGATAATAAATTGTGGCTTGCCCAGCAACCTTTGGAACACTCCAAGTGTCGGCTGACATTACGATCCGTTGGGACTTCTGACGAGCAGTTCCACGATCTTCAATAAGGTTAATTAAAGCATCGGAGAGCGGATCAGGTACGGTAAATCCACCGAGGCTATCAGTGCCAATGGACTGTGCCGCCAAGAACTCTTTTGCTCTAGCATTTCCGCCAAGAGCAGCTAAGTACATGCCTGAAATGTAAGCATCTTCAGCGGAGGCAAAGTGCTTAACTCGCTGGTTTTTAACACGGGCTGGGATCACTTGTTTGTCTTCCTTGACTGAGTCTTCAATTTGAGCAGGCTCTACAATCGAGCTTGTTTCTGGAATTGCCTTAGCTGCTTTTGCAGCATCAAGCTTGTCTTGAACCGCCTGAAGAGACATCCTTTTCTCCTCAAGCGACTTAAACTCGGCGTCGAGTTCGTTGACCAACTCAATCTGGTTTTGATCGAGTTCGTTTTCCTGCGATAAATCGCTTAGTGCCTGCAACTCGTCAGCAATTGATTCGAGTCGGGCGTTGATCTCATGAATCTGTTTCATAGCTTCCCTTCTTGATTAAGTCCCGACTCCTTCGGGAACAACCTAATTTTACAGCGTCAGTTTTTCAGCTTTATCCGGCGCAGTGAACATTTGGCACGCAAAGCAGCGTGGAAAGCAGGATTGCACACCGCAATGATCTTCTGAGGTTCTGCGGCAGCCTTAGCACTCTTGGATTTGACCTCAACGATTTCGTCGATAAATCCAGCAGCTAGTGCAGTTTCAGCGTCCATCCAAGTCTCGGCATCCATCAACGCCAGCATCTCAGACTCAGGCTTGCCAGTCTTTTCCGAGTAGCTTGCTGCAATGTCTTTGTCGAGAAGATCCATGACATCAGCCATGCTTCGGAAATCCTGACAATTTCCAACGGCAGCAGTCCAGCATCTATGAACCATGAACTTGCCAGTTGAGTTCATCTTGACCTCATCAGCAGCCACAGCAATCACAGTTGCGATAGAGGCCGCGAGTGCGTCGATATGAACAGTCACCTTGCCGTCATGACTCGCAATTGCATTGAAGATGCTAAGGCCATCTGTAACGCTTCCGCCCTCACTATTGAGGTAGATCGTTACATCTTGTCCAGCATGTTCTGCAAGCACATCTCGGAAATCGTCGGCTGAGATTCCGTTCTCGTAATCACCGATGAATCCTCTCATCGTGATCTCTTTCTTTTCTGGGTTACTCTCCAGCTTCATCTTCTTCATCCTCCGGTTCAGGTTCTTCAGTTTCTTGTTCAACAGCAGGCTCAGTAGCCTCTGATATGTCCAACGCAATCTGATGAGGCAGCTTGTCACCGTCTTCGACAGGAACAAAACCGTGCATCGCTCGGATCTCGTTAATTGTCAGGACTCCATGCTGCTGCATCTTCATCGTGTAATCAGCAAGAGAGTTCGGGTCTCCCTTGAGCAAAGGAGTCGTATCGAACTCGACCTCAAGTGGTCTTGCTGGGCTAATGAGCTTTTTGCTGACCTCTTCTTCCCATTTGCAAAGCCAACGCTGCAAACAGTTGTTGATGTAGGCTGTATTGCGTTCTGATATACTTCGATAAGTCTGCCCGGTGTTGTCACCGATGATTGACTCAAGGCCGAATAGCAAAGCAATTTCTTCACGCTGGAAAGCACGCTGTTCAAGAAACTGTGCATCAGATGCTGAGACAGGAAGTGTGTTAGCCTTCATCCCATCTCGAAGAAGACCTGCTCGACCACTATTGGTGACACCTTCATGCTTCTTATTGAAGTTGTCGAGGAACTCCTGAGCATCCTTAGCACTTCGGAACATACCTACAGGTGCTTCGAGCAATAAGCCGGGACGCCCAGAGTTAGCAAGTGTCACTGCTGCTGCCTCTTGGCCACCTTGAGCAAGACCAAATACATCTTTGGCAATCTCTACAACGTGCATCCCCCAAACACCATTGAGTGATGTGTTCATTATGTGCAAGACATCACGATCAGGGATCTTGTAGTATTCGCCTTGAAGCAGCTTGAGTGGCAAAGTGTTCTGTGTCGTGCCTTCATGGGCTGTCACCAGATGCCACTTTTCACCATCGACAAGCATCGTCTGACAGTTCTCAGGAAGAATCGGAATTAACTCGACCGGAGTTCCAAGATTGTTTCTTGCGATATAGCATCGGCCATTGCCACTGATCAAAGCATGAACCATCATGATTTCACGCAGTGTGAAAGCAGTCATGGCCTGATTAGGAGAAACATTCAGCAGCCTGTAGGCTGGGTTTTGATTCTTCAGTTCACGGTTACCATCGGGCATTAGCTCGAAGACATTGAATGGAAGCTGACTTACATGGCCACTGATCTTGTTGACTGCATAGATAACAGCAGCAAGACCCAATGCAGTCTTTGTATTGACTTTGATACCGGTTCTCGACTTCTCCCCGTTGAAGAACTCGACAAGCCAGCTTGCTGGATTTTTCTGGTTCGTAAACGCCCAGAACGATTTACTCTGTTTCATTTCTTCCTCTAAGTGATAAACACATTCCCATCCCCGCGACCGGGAGCAACCATCGCTCGTCGGTACGCCATAAGCATGGCGACAAGTGGATCAATCTTTGATGATGAATTTGCTTTGTCGAGCATCCACCTATCCTGCCTGTCTCTGACTGCTACTGCATTTGTCAGACACCATCTCAAGAGTGGATTCCCGTCATGTCTGAACCGACCATCAGCCATTGATTGGCGGAAGTCGGAAATTGGTTCATTGAAGTGAGCAGTCGTCTGGGCCATCGTTGCAATGACGACTCCCTGTTGACTTACCTGCTCACCAAACTGTTGTGCTTGGTATGGATCAATCGCAGCATCAATGCAGTAGTTTTCCCAGTAGGCATTGACGAAATCTTGCTGCAAGTCGGTGATGGGTGACTCTGTGACCTTAATCAATCCATTTGAAATCCAGTCGCAAAATGGAATAGCTGTTAGGTCTCGTTTTGAGTTCCTTGCTATGTAGCTGAATGTCTTAGCTTCGTAGCGGTAAATCGGTGTATCGTCTGACTTGTATTCTCCTGTTCGGAATCGAGCTACCAACGCATAAGCAGCAAGATCATCACGGCCACCAAGATCAATTCCAGCAGCAACACAGTCAGCCTGCTTCCAGTCAGAAAGTTGGTCACGGCACTGATCGAAGTCCTCCAACGAGAAGATTCTCTCAGTCGATGAAACCAAGACATTTGCGTGATACCTCTTGAACCGATTGAGTGCTGTCGTCGATGTCTTGCAAGGCTTTGCTTGGGCGTGGAGGAAGTCCTTGGTGATGGACACTCCAAGATTGGGGTTTGCCTTTATCCAATTGTCTTCGTCAAGTGGATCATCTTCCTCATCTAGCTCATAGATGATTGGCAGTAGCGTTTCTTCCTTTACTGTATCGTTGAGAACGCTTTTGCAGAAACGAATCTGTTCGAGCCAAATGTGTGATTGATCATCACCAGCAGTCGTCGTTGTCATCAGTAACGGTTGAACTCGCGAACCACTACCCGTGACCATCGTATTATAGAACTTGCGATGAGGGTTCGAGAAAGCGTGGGTCTCGTCCAAGGAAACCATCTGGGGATTTAGTCCGTCGTAGGGTCGGTCTGATCCTACACACTGAATGTTTCCACCGTTGTGGTTAAAGGTCATGATCTTGTTTGCAACAGTGGACGAATCCTTCAAGAGCTTGGATTGATGTCTCATTCTCAAGCACTCAGCAAAGATGACCTTCTCGGCTTGCTCTCGCTTTGTTGCGGCTAGGATGATCTGGGATCGTGACTCTGGTTCTTTTGAAATAGGGTTAAAGTCAATTGCCGCCATATACATGGCAATCCCAGCAGCCAAGGTAGACTTGCCGTTCTTTCTGGCCACAGTAAAAAATGCCTGTCGGAATCGTCTTCCTCGGCCATCGTCACGCTGCCACCCAAAAAGATTAGCTAAGAAAAAGGCTTGCCAATCCTCAATCTCAAACCGTTGACCTGCATGTTCTCCGATGGAGT